GTCGCAGCGTTGGCTGCAGTGATTGCAGATGTCGCTTGAGATTGAGCGCTGGCGGCTGATGCTGCCGATGCAGCTGCCGATGCAGCCGCTGCCGTGGCGCTGCTGCCCAGCTGGGTGACAGCGGCATCGTTTCGGTCCTGCTGTTCCTGCACCACGTACAGGTTTTGCAGATCGGCGATGTTCATGTCATCGGCGATCAGGTTGGAACCGTCTTGCCACGGCACCAGCTGCGAGGAGTCGGGCGTGTCGCGGATGACGGTCAGCGTTACGCCGTTGGCAGGCGCCGCCGTGGCCTGCACCTGGGTGCCGCTGGTCCAGGTGTAATCGACCCCATCCACCAGCAGGGCGGAGAAGGTGCCATTAAGGATGTTGAAGCCGGTGTAGAGCTTGACGTGCGACTTCAGCAGGTACGGGAACGGAACCGAAAAGGTCGTCGTGGACCCGTTCCCTGTGTACTGGGCATAGGAGAAGGGCACGGGAAGTCTGCACTACTGCAGACCTCATTGTGCCGGACCTAGCGCATCTCTCAACCTGTCGCCAAGGCGCATCAGCTGGTTTTGGGACTGCTTGAAGGTTTCAGTCGCCAACTCGTCTTTCACCGCGCTCCACTGCTTTGCCGCATTGCTGGTGCCAGCAGCTGCGCGCCGCTCGAGCTCGTCCTGCGTCAACAGGTCGTAGTAGTCGGTAATGCCCTTGATCAGCACCTGGGCGGTCTTGGTGCGCCGCAGCGCCGGCGGCAGGCCGCCAGCCGGGTTGGCCGACGTGAGCGGGTCGTCCTCGACCGCCTGATACCAGGGGCTCGTGAACAGGGTGTAGAGGGCCTCCTTCTTGGTTTTGCCCGCTGTCACCTTGTCAAGGATCTGCGAGAGCGGCAGTGCCGCGCCGCCGTTCTTCTTGATACGGATGCCCATGTCCGTCACGGTCTCCACTGGGAACGGGAAGAAGGCCTGAACCTTTTTCCCTGCCAGCCCCATCCGTGCGGTCGGCGGCAGATTCGGATCGCCCTTGAGCTTGCCGTGGATGTCGTTGTACTCCCACTGCAGGTCGTCGCTCATTGCCACCCCCTCGAGCTTGCGTGTGAGCAGTGGCCCGGGCGGATCGAGCATGTCCTGGGTGTCCAGCTCTCCGTAGACCACATCGTTGATCTTTCCGCTGGGCCAGATTGACGGGAAGCCGGGCAGGCCTTTGGAGAAATTGATGCCCTTGATGTGGCCGATCGGGCTGCCCAGGTGGTCGGTCTCCTTTCGCTTAGCGCCGGTCAACAGGCCAGTGATTGGCATCGTGTCGTAGGCCCAGTTGCGCAGGGACTGCTCCATCTGCGCGAAAAAGTTGTCCTTGTCGAGCAGGTAGTTCTGCATCGGAGCGTCAGGTGCATCGCGGAAATAGCTGGTCCGGTCAGCGCCGAACAAGCGCTCGACATTGCGCTCGGCGCCGATGAATGGCACCTGGCCCGATCCCATGAAGGCGATGGCCTTGCGCACCTTCTCCCAGGCGCTTTGGCTGCCATCCATCATCGCTTCCATGAGCAGCTGCACCTGCTGGATGCCGGTCTGGCGCATGACCTGGTTGGTCATCACCTTCATCCAGGCCAGACCTAGCTCAGTGCCGTCGTAGTCGTTCGAGTTGGCCGCCTCGGCGGTGTCCTTGATGTCCTTCCACAGGAACAGGGTGTTCAGCACCGGCAGACCGCCCAGGGGCATCCCGGCGATGGTGTTGCGCTTGGCAAGGTCTGACTCGTTGCCGCCCTTTACCAGGCCAGCAGCATCCAGCGCCCCAAAGGCCGCCAGCAGCGCCCCGCTCATCACCCAGCCAGCCTTGACCCGGGCCACCTGTTCGGGCAATGGGTATATGACGTCCAGCATCTTGATCGTGTCGATCGCGCCGAACGTCGCCAGCCGGTGATCAAACAACAGGCCCATGAATGGCGAGCGCCAGTAGGGCATCAGGAAGCGATCGACCGCCCAGTTCTGGCGAAAGCCCATCATTCCCCGATCGAGCAGCTCGCCCGGGTTGCCGGTGGCGGCGTTTTGGAACCTCATCTCGGCCGAGTAATTCAGAGCTTCAACGGACTCGGCACTGCCCAGAGACGGAGCCCCGGCCAGGTTGTTTTCGGCGATCAGCGCCGCGATCTCATCGTCGGTGAAGTCGCTGCCTTTGAGGTTGTACTGCTTGCGGAAGGCCTTGATGTTGGCCTCGGTGGGGGTGGCCTGGTAGATCGCCTCGTCGATCCGGGCCTGCACCCACGCGGTCCGGTCCCGCTCGCTCAGCAGCCCGAGCTGCGCCCCTTCCATGCGGGCCTTGACCTCCAGGTCGGCCTTCAGTTTGAAGAGGTAGTGGTACTTGCCAAACACCTCGTCAACGCCCGCCATGGTGCGCAGGAACGGCTTCCACGGCACATAGGTGTCGATGTCCTTGATGCGCAGCCCGCGGGCGCCTGAGCCCATCTGAACGCCCAGGGCCGACAGCGCGGCCTCCACCCTGGTGGTGCCCTTGGCGCCGTGAGGTTTGGTGAACGCCAAAATGCGCGCCGCGGCCTGCAGCTTGTTGGTGAACAGCGCGACGTTGTGCGGGTGCGCCAACGTCAGCATCGGGTTGGCAGCCTGCTTGTACGGCATGTCCACGATCGCCTGCATGTCGATCAGGTCCTGGCTGTTGGTCAGCAGGCTCTTGCCGTAGGTGTCGAGGTTGCCGCTGTAGTGGCTGACGCCCTCCTGAAGCACCCGCGCCAGATCGCGTCGCCAGGTGGTCTTCAGGGCCGTGAACGCAAAGTTGTGCGCCTCTGAGCTGATCTGCATCGCCTCCAGCAGAGGTTTGCGGGTCATCTGCGTGCCCACTGGCGTCAGCCGGGCACCGTTGAACATCGTCTGCTGGACCGGCCCGTAGAACGCCATCACGACGTTGCTGCCGGCGTTCATCTTGATCTGGGTGTTCAAGTTCCCCAGCTGCGAATCCTTGATCAGCGCATTGGCCATGCGCATGTGGGTGTTGAACCAGTCCTTGTCGAGCTTGGACTTGGGATCCAGGCCATCCACCTCAGTGGCATCAATCAGAAACTGCAGTTGCTTCTCGCCTTTCTCGCCGTTGTCGTCAATGGCCTGCAGCACCCGGCCGAAGTGCTCGTCCTTGTCCAGGTCTTTGCCGGTCAGCCCGATCGCCTCGGCGACTTCCTGCTCGTCACCCAGGTCGAGGCGGAACTGTTCAAGGCCCAGGATCTGCTCCTGCTGGCTGCGCAGCGCCTGCGCGTGACGGCGGCTGGCCAGGTTGTTGTGGCGCTCCATCACCAGCGCCAGCTTGTACTGCTTAAAGGCGTCCTGCTTCAGCTCGGTCGGAACTGGGTTGCCGGGGATGGCCTGCATGTAGGTGCGAATCTGCTCAAGCGTGTCGAGGTAGACGCGCTTGCTGCGATCCGCCCAGAACCGCAGCCACACCTTGTTCTCCACCGCGTTGATCACCGGCGCTGTTTTGACAGCGGCCTTAATCAGCAGGTCAGCGTCACTGGCGCCCAGGTCGCGGTAGTAGTTGCTAACCAATTCGGTCAGCCGCTCCTTGTCGTAGCTCTGCGTCAGAAAAGCAAAGTCCTCCGGGGCAACCCGCTCATGGGTGATGCCCAGGGCTTCAGCCAGGCGGGCGTAGTCGTCCACCGTGCTGATGTCCACTTCGCGCAGCAGGCGGTCGTAGTTCTGGAAGCGGCCATCAGCGCCGCTGGGCTTGGCGCCCACCTCGAAGCCGCGGGCCACCATGTCCCCCACTTCCTGGGAGCTCATGGTTCCGGCCAGCTGCTTGTAGCCCCGCTCAATGTCGGCCCGGTCCAGCTCAACAGGCTTGCCGCCGCGGCCCGGCAGGATCACGCTGTCGCCCTTGGGCGCATAGGAGTAGACGCCAGCGGCCCGCATCTGCCGCTCCATGTCGTCAGCTGTTTCCTGCAGCTTGCGGTTCTGTTCCTGCAGGTCCTGGATTTGCTGGAAAGCGTCGTCGCAGTTGTTGCCAGACATGATCAGCAGCCCTCCTGTTGAGCCTTGCGGCGGATGTCGTTGATGGCTTGATTGTTGGCTTCAATCTGCTGCCGCACGCGCTGAGCGCCAACCTGAGTAGGGGGCAGTGTGCTGGCGTCGTAGTCACTGGGTGATACGCCCAGGACATCCCAGCGCCGCTCGTAGTTAGCCAGGGCCCTGTCGCGCATACGCCCAGGCCGCAGGTACATCTGCTTGCCGATCTGCCCCGTGTAGGCCGCATCCAGCAATTCCCGTACAGCCTTGGGCGGCATCGCCGCCTCTGCCGCAACGCTGGACCGTGGGTCGATTGCCTTGGCCAGTCTCTTGAAATCGCCAGCGATTGAATCGGTAAAATCACCAATAATTTTTAGCTGCTCTGTCGTGAGATCGGTGTTGCGCTTGAAGCCAGCGCCAAGCAGGTAATTTTTGATCCGCTCCCACAGTTGAATCAGCGGCTCAAGCGCTTTCTCAACTCCCGCAGGAGGCGCCACATACTCGCCCAACTTATTGGCGCGGACTTGCGCAACATAAGCAGCTGCTTTTTTGAGTCCTTGCTTTCGATAAATGGACTCCATGTCACGAAGTAGCCGTGCCGCAATGACACGTTGGCTTCCCCACGCCATGAGCTCGATGTTTTCGAGGTCGGTGGCTCTGCCCCATTTTCGGGCCTTTCCGGCCTCGGACCTGAAGTAGGCAACGGCTTCGTCACTGGCCAAGACCTCTAGCTGCTTTTGGGTAAGCCGTCGCGCTTGCAAGAAGTGAACTGCTTCATGCACTCCAGTCTGGGCCATCTCGGCCAAGCCGAAGCGGTTCAAGAAATTGTCGTAACGAGCGATCAGCAGTACTGCTCCGCTTTCGTTGTAGATGTAGTCCGAATTGACGCCGCCTACCTGCTGCGGCACTGCGACGCCGCCACCTCCATAGCCGGCGTTGTTGGTGCGAACAAAGACCGCATCGGCGATGTCGGCGTCAAGGCGGCTGCCTTTCATCCGGCCGCCGGTCATCTGCTGCACGAACTCCAGGATGTCCTTCTCCAGCCGGTCGGCGGCGCCCTCCTGCCCCAGGGTCCAGACCCCCTCCAGGCGCTCGTTGCCAAGCTGTTTCAGGATTAGCTCCTGCTCGGCTGGCGGGGCGTCACCAACCAACAGCCGCTCCAGCAATGGTTCTTTGGCAGGGTCGTTCAGATCGTCGAGCAGCTGAGGGCTGGTCATCGGGCTGCGCCGCCACGGCTGCGCCGGCAGCTCGATCTGCCCTGGGTTGCCCTTGGCGGCCTGCTTCAGCGCTGCCTTTACCTGCTTGCCATGGGCCACCACCTCATCGAGGTTCAGCCCGGCTTCCTGCACCACCTGCCGGAACTTGCCCGCAGCCTTGCTGGGCTTCACCGCATCGTTGGCCAGCACGTAGGCAGCGCGGTCCAGATCGGACTGGAAGGTGACGGTGTTGGTGCCGTAGCGAGGCGCGGCCTTGTTGAGCTCCCCGGGCAGCGTGAACTCAGGCTGCGGGGCAGGAGCGGTGAGCCGCAGCGGCTCGGGGCGGATGGGGGCGGTTGGTTCTGCGGCCTGACCAAACCCCCCGCCAGCGGCTGGAGAGTCAAGCCCGTACCGGGGTGGCATCACCTCAGGGGTGATCACCTCATCCAGGTCAGCCGCCAGGCCCACGTTCTTCTTCTCGTCAAAGGTCAGGGCCTCGTATTCGGTCGCGTCCCGCAGGGCCTGCTGCTGCTCAAAGGCCAGCGCGGCGTCGCTCTGCTTGTGCTCCACCGCCAGGCGAATCTCGTCGGCGGTGGCTTGGGGCAGCTTGGCCTCGTCCAGCGCATCCAGTCGCACCTGGGCCGGTTCCGGCAGGTCAGGGATCGGTGCTGTTGGAGGACGGATTTGGCCATTTGCCGCGGCCTGCTGCAGCAGCTGCGCTTCGGCCGCCAGCCGTTCATCGGGCGTCAGCTCAAGCGGTGCGGCGGGCTCGTCGGCTGCGCGACCAGCGGCAGCAAACATGTCCTCCTGCACCACATCCACAGCCGGGGCCACCTCTTTGCCCATGGCTTCAGAGATGGAAGCGGCCAGCCGGTTCTTGATGCCCTGGGCCACCTGGGGCGCAGACTCGCCCGCCATGACTCGGGCGACGCCCTCGTTGAGCAAGTCGTTGACGGGCCCGACCGTGTACTTGAGATCCTTGAAAATCTGTTGCGCACGGGCGGCTTCATCGCCGATCTGGCCTGCGGCCTTGGCGTCGACAACAGCGACCGGGCTCAGTGCATCGGCGTTTTTCCCGGCGCCACGGAACAGCCGCTTTTCCTTGCCAAGCAAGATGTTGATTTCTGCCGCAAGACGCTGCATGGCCAGCATCTTCTCGTCAAAGGTTGAGTCCCAGTCCTCAAACGGAAGCCGGCCCTGCTCTTGACTTGTCTTTGCGGTTGCGGTGTTCTGTTGCGCCTTGGCCCAGTCCATCATTTCGACCAGCTCAGCTGCGCTTGTCTTTGGATCCTTGGTGATCTGGATGTGAGCGCTGCGCATGATCTCTGGGCTGGCGCCTGATTCCCCAATCAGTCGATACATCGGGAGCAGCTCGTCCGGGGCGTTAACCGCGCCCTGAAACACGTCCTCGGGCAACCGGCTGAGCGCAATGCCGTCACGCCAGAAGCCGCTTGCTTGAGGTTTGCCCAGCCTCTTCAGATCGCGTGTTGTGGTGATCCCCTGCTCGCGGGCCAATTTAGCCGCGTCAAACACAGTGCCCTTGCCATCGCTGATGTTGGCGATTGCACCCTGCAGCCGGGCCTCGGCAGCAGTTGGCGCATCGAGGAACTCGACTCGCAAAGACGGGATGCCCATGCGCTTGGCGGCGGCCAGCCGGTTGTGGCCGTTCACCACGTAGACGACGCCGGGTGGGCCGATCTCGCCTTTGACGTCGCGCCATACCTGGGGAATCCCTTCAGCGTTGGGGTCCCAGCGCTCCAGCCCCTCAAGCGAGTTGCCGATCTGCTCGCCGGCATCATTGACGCCGCCCTTGTACTGAAACACCTGCGGCGCTGCCTGCACCTCGGCGGTTGGCAGCATCTGGCCGCCCATCATCCGGTTCACGATTGGGGCCTGGCCGTCAGCAGCCATCGCCGTCAGCGAGTCGAGCATGTCGGCCTTGGTGAGCTGGGCAGCGTCGTCCACGCCCGTGAGCGCCTGGGCCCGCTGCCACAACGCTGGATTGACCTCTGGGTCAAACAGCGGCCGCAGCTCGTAGTCCTCGCGGGCGCCCAGTTTGCGAATGACGGTCTTGAGGTAGTCGTCAGCCAGCTTGTCGGTTGGGGCCATCACCATGCCGGCATCCACCGGTGGCCGCGGCTCCACACCAGCCCTGGCCTCAATCACCTGGTTGACGCGCTCCACCACATCCAGGCCTGGCGCGTTCAGAACGGTCTGGATTTCGCTGTCGCTAAGACCCTCGAGCGCCTTGCCCAGCGCGGTGCTCTCAGGCAGATCCGGGTCGTAGGTCCAGGGGTCAAGGGCTGGATCCGCATCGGGCAGCTCTGCCGCCTGGGCCTTGCCGAAGTTGTCGGCAGTGGCGTTGTCGATCGTTGGAATCGAAGCAGGTTCAGCCGGAGCTTTTGCGGGTGCGGCCAGCCCAAACTGCTCTTGCAGTTGCGCGATCCAGTGCTCACTGCCAACAGGGTCAGCGCCCGCCTTTGCATAAGCGCCCTTTGCCAGGGCCAGGGCCTCATCTCGCTCCAGAGGCCTGCCAATCGCAGCCTGTGCGCGTTGCAGGTTCAGAACGATTGGGTCGCTGCGCATTGCTCCGCGCCCTTGCAATCCCTCCCACACGGCGTTGTCCAGGCCTTCTGTCAGGCCTTTGCCCATCCCAGTGAAGATCTGCTCGATTTGGTCGCCAGCCGAAACAGCAGCGGGCTCTGGCGCTGCCTGCGCCGGCCGCATCCCCAGCCGCTCTTCCATTGCCGCATTGGCTTCCTGAAAGGTCGGCTCTGGGGCAGGAGCGGGCTGGGCTGGCTGCTTGGCTTGCGGGGTGAAGTCGAGGCCGTCAGCTTCGTCCTTCTGCAGGACCCCCATCGACTCCTGTTTGGCCCGCTGCCGCACTTCTTGCTCCACGGCGCGACGAGCGCGAATGTTGCGGCGGATGTTTGGAAAGCGTTGCGCAAGCGAAACGGCGCCACCGGCAACGCCCCCGACCACCAGGCTCGTGGCGGCATTGGGGATGATTGACTTCACGTAGGCGTCAACCATGTCGTCAACGCCAACGTTGACCGCGAACGGCGTCTTCGGGCCAATCATGTTGGCGATGTTGCCGCCTGTGGAGTCGTCAACGGCCGTGCTCAGGGTCTCGTTCACAGCAAACGCTGCGCCGCCGCGGACCACACGTCCAGCGGTTGTTGTTGCGCCGGCAAAACCAAAGCCTGGGGTGACCGGCGCAAGCAGCAGGTTGCCGACCACCGAACGACGCATCTGATCAAAGTCGCGCTGCTCCTTGCTCATCTGCGACGGCGGCGTTGCCCCAAGGCGGCGGTAATTGTGGTCAACCAGTTGATCAAGCAGCCCCCCAACCCGTCCGCTGCTGGCATCCGCCTTTTGCCTGCCCTTGGCTCTCTGGGCAACTGAATAGGCCAGCCTGGCCGCGTTGTCGCCAGCGCCAACAATTCCAAGATTGATTTGCCCGGCAAACCCCACTGCCGGGTTGCTTTGAATCAGACGCAGGTGAGGCAACTTGCCGGCACGCAACGAATTGACCTCATACCTGGCATCGTTCATCAACTTCGACCACCAGGGCCGCGGTTGCGCGCTCTGCGCCGCTGGCTTGGGCTTCGGCTTCGCCTGCGGTTTGGGCGCAGCCGGCTTGAACCCAGCCTTCACCGTGGGCGCCAGGTCGCTGCTCTGCTGGGCGCCTGTCACCACCCAGCGGCCATTCACTTGCTTCAGTTCTTGTGGCATGGATCAGCCTCCCTGGGTGTAGCGGCGAAGAATGTCGAGGGTGTATTCGCGGATCGACGGGTATCGCCGGCCCTTGTAGAACTGCGGCTTGTCGTCGTCGTAGAGATTCCCCCGTCCGCTGTACCAAATGGCTGCAGCGCGCCGAATCGCAATCGCGCCCTTGTATCCAGCTGCCAGTTGCTGCTGAACGATCTGCGTGATCTGACCATTCACCACAGCCAGCTGGGCTTCGCGGTTGGCCAGGAACTCCTTCGGGGTGAGCCTGCGGCCGTAATGTTTTTGCGTCCACGAGGCCACGTTTGCGGGCATCACCTGCCCATAGCCCAGGGCCCCGGAGTCCGGGTTGACAGCGGCAAAGTTGCCGCCGCTCTCCTTGCCAACAATCGCCCGCCGCAGCGAGTTGATCGAGATCGCCCCGATCACCGGAGCGCTACCCATAAAAGGGCCTCCGCCATCCCGGCTGCCTCCTTGGCGCATGGCCAGATTTGGCGCGGCCACTGCTGGTGTCGCTCCAGTCAGTGCATCAAAGAACCAGCCGGCGATTGACTGCACCGGCCGGGCCGGAGCCATTGCCGTGCGGAACGAATCGGCAACGCCCTGGGCATCACGGCTGCTGCGCAGCAACTGCTGCCGGGCATCGTTGGGGATGCTGAAGCTGGGGTAGTTGTCCGCTTCACGCAGCAGCCAGCGGCCAACGTTGTTGCCATAGCCCGCATCTCGGGCAGCTCTGGACGCAGCAGCACTGGGCGGCTGGCCATTGAGCACTCGGCCCATCTCCTCTTGCACGCTGGGCAGAGCCAGCACCGGCTCGCCGCTCTGCAGCCGCGCACCGCGATCAGGGATGTTGTCGAGCTGGCCCGAGGGGTAGACCGGCTTGGCAAAGGACTGCCGGCCAGCAGGAGCGCTTTCGGCGCCCCCTGGTGCCGCAGGGCGAGCACGATTGCCGACCGAGGGCGTGTTGGGCGCCTTGGCTGAACCTGGAAACAACTGCTGCAGCGCCTCTTTGTCACTCTTGCCGTACTCCTCCAGCGCCCGAGTGGTGACGCTCGTGATCTCAGCAGCGCTGAGCTTGGCCCCTTTCTTGGCCTCGGCTTCCTGTATCCGGCTGTAGACGTGAGACCGATAGGCGGAGAGCTGCAGCTGAGCCGAGCGGGCCACGTCGGCGTCGCCCCAGGCCAGCAGGTCGGTGAACGGGTAGAACTCCCGCAGCCGGCTTTTGATCTTGCCGTCAATCAGTGGGTTGACGAGGTGGCCAGGAACGTCGTCCTTCTCCTTCTCCTTGGCTCGACGAATCTCGGCGTACTGCTTGCGCTTTTCCTCGCGGTCCTGAGGCGCAACCCCAGTCAGGCTGGCTTCAAGCTCCTTGTCAGCTTGCCTGGCGTTCCAGGCTGCTCCCACCCGGGCCTGCATGTCCTGCAGCAGCGCGTCGGTGCCCGATGGGTCATAGCTGCGGCCAGCCACGTCATCAAGCGTTTTGCTCATGCCCTGGGTGGCCTCCATGAGCTTGCCCAGCGGCACGCCCATGGCCTTGTACTTCTCCACCAGCTGGTTAATCTTCTGGCCTCGCATCGGCCCATCGGGCTCGCCAAAAGTGATGTCAGCCAGTTCGTTCTCGAATTGCTGCACGCCCTGCTCGGTTTGCCGCTGGCTTTGCTGCCACAGCGACTGGCCGATCTTGTTGTTGGCCTCGAACATCTCGATCCCGTAGAGCTCGCCCGCCAAGGCCCGGCGACCGTCCTTGCCAACGGGGCCCGCTTCGACGTTGAGCAGGATCCGCCTGAGCTCAGTGTTGCCGGCAAGCCCAGCCTGTTCGGCCAGGCGCTCAAACATCTGCCGCTTGAAGGTGCTGGCCTCCCCCGGGATGCCAGTCTCGTTTGCCAGGCGATCAGCGGCCTGGCCGATCAGCACCTGCAACCCGCGTTCCCAGCCGGCGCGATCAGTCCCGACCTGGGCCAAGCGGCGAATCGGCCGACCCGTGGTGGGGTCGTACTCCATCCACTCGACCGTCCCGGTCTGCCGGGCCTGCTGGTAGATCGCCGATGCTTCAACCGCAGCATTGCGCCAGGCGGTCTCCTTCTGAAACTTGACGTGGTCGTCCCAGTGCTGGGCGTAGAGCCTTTCGCCGGCTTGGCCAATGGCAGGCAGCACGTGCTCGACAAAGCCCGGCGAAGCTGGATCAACCCTGTACTTCTTGGTGATTTCCTCAACCGCCAGGGCCTCGAGCTGCTTGAGTTCCGGCGATCCCGGCGGCAGTTCGTAGGCGCCAGGAATGTTTCGATACCTCTGCAGAACGGCGGAATTGATCTCTTGCCCGGCAATCCTGGCCAGAGTGTTCTGCCGTCCCGCTTCCCGGTACGGGTTCACCCGATCCATCATCATCGCCCCGATCGGATCGACCTGGGCCAGCTTGCGGTTCTCGCCTGCGTACTGCGCCTGCGACTGCAGCATCTGCTGATTGGCTAGCGCTTGCGCCCGGGCGGCCTCGGCGCGCCCCTTCTCGTATTCGCCTTTTGCATACATCTGCATCCCGGTGCTGGCCAGCTCGACCAGCCCTCGGCTCAGCGGCGCCAAGGCCATGGCCAGCTCAGCAAACTGGT